GACACTCAATTGGGTAGAGCCTACGTCCTGCTGCACCCTTGAACTTTTGAATACAAAACTCAAACAGTTCTACAAGGGGCTGTGGACCTGATGCACGACCGCCAAAAGTCTTTAGCCGTGCGCCAGCAGGACGTACTTCGCTGACATCGAACTTAGGTACTTGTCCAGTGTACAGCATAGCAATCAATTCTTTAAGTGACTTAGCCCAACCCGGACGTGAATCACCTACCTTGATTACTGTATCTGTATCGTGGAACTCTTCGCTAACCATAGGTAGCTTCTCAATGCAATGACGCTCAACGCTGAAGCCAACGCCAGTGCCACACATAAGAATGTACATAGACTCGTCAAAGGCACGAGGGCTATCTACAGGCACATAAGAACAGTTGTATCCACCTACGTGGCAGCGATCTAGTGCTGGCCCAGCAGTCATCAATGCCCTCATAGAAGGCATGATGGACTGGTTGAGTACAGCTTCTTCAAGTTCACCTCTTAGTGTGTCTGGTAGCTTATAGCCATTGTTATTAAGCAAATGGTCAGCGATATAATCAAAGTATCTAGCGACAGTTTCACCCCATGTCTCCCTTCGTTGTTCTTCTTCTTTCCATCTTGCATAGCGTGAAAGTGCTATGAAGTTTTGATAGTCTGTTGGTAATGTATTACTAATCATCTCTCTACTCCGTTACTGTTCTAATGTTTCTGATGGTGGCACCTTCTATGTCATAGAAGTATTCTTGTATGCCGTCTTCTAACTCCTCACCTACTCGACCATCAGCGGGGATAGGGTATTCTTCTTCATCTACGTCAAGGGTAATAAACATTTTAACTCTTATCACTTGCCATCACCTCTTCAATCAACTTGTCCAGATACCACTGTGCTTTCTTCAAGTCTTCCAATGGTTTGTCTTTGTAATCGAAACGCCATAGGTATTTCATAATGTTACCTTGTAGATAGTACTTGAACCCATCACCAGTAGCAGCAGAGATAGCGTGAATACACTCAATGCCTGTCTGGTTATAGTGGGGTGGACTGTTGACCATATCAACATTACCCCAAGCCACCTTACCTGCCTGTTCTGCTTCTTCCATCTTTTTCATAAACGTATCATGTCTCATGCTGAACCCCCTGTCTTTGTGTTAAAGGATAGGTGTACTACGTTACCGTCATAGGTCTTTTCTACACCTGCTTCTCCCTCTAATTCTACATCAATATCCATCTCTGTGTCCATAACTTTTGTTACATATTCGTGTACAATATTGCGTAACTCTTCTACTTCTTCCATTACAGGAACGGAAGCGCACATCATCTTAGCAAAGTGCATCACCTGATAATAGTCTTCGTCATCCATAGGGTTATCTGGCATAGCCATAATAGATATGTCAACTTCACCTGACCACCTACCATCGTCATTTGCAAATGGCCTGACACGTATAAGGAAATCTTCCTCGTTTACTTCGCTAGCTAGTTTCTCCATCATGCTCATAGTTATCTCCTTTTCACTTTTGTGCCGCCAAACTTAATAAACTTTGGATGCTTGTTCTTACCCTTCTCCTTCAACCAATCTTCAGGGATAATCCTGTCATAGTATCTAAAGCCATATTTAATACACCACTCACCGTAGGTAGACTTAGCACCCTTACGTAACTTGCGTCTGCTACTCTCAAATATAAAGCGAATATCCAATTTAGGATGCTGCTTTTTAATAGCCAGATGCTTACGTCTATCTGCTGCGGTGAACATACCCTTTGTTTCAATAATGATGCCGTTGGACAGCACGAAGTCTGGTGTGTAGGTTCTGTACGCTAGGTCTTCCCACTCAATCTTAACTTGCTCATATAAGAAGTCTACTTTGAGTTCAGTTAGATAGTCAGATACCTTGAGTTCCAGACCGCTACGATAGCCATACTTTCGTGCTGCCCTAAATTGTTTCGCGTTAGGCAATGACATCTCCAATGTAACTTACTGTGGGCGGGTTCTTAGCCTGTGACTTTACAGCAGGACGCTCAGTAAGATTATCCCAACAATCAAAACGGTAGCTGCAGAATTTACATCCGTTATTAAGGACTTTATTACCTGTGGGCTTGCCACGAAAAGTCTCAGGCACTGGTTCAAAACATCTTTCAAACGTGTTCTCCTTTACTGTCTTTACTGTATTCTCAATCTTAGCAAGTTCAGCATCCATGTCAAGACCTGTAGCTGGCACATATTTAAAATGCCCATTAGCCTTATTGACTACCCACCAGCCGCCTACACGTTTACCTGATGCTTTAGCATAGCCAGCTAGCTGACCTACGTACCCAAAGCCATCACCGCTGGCAAGAGAAGCAAAGGATTCAAATTTGTTTCTGTATGACCAGTCTGAAGCTGATTTAATATCATCCACAGCATTATCAATGACAATATCATATGAGCCGTTAATGCTAGTATCCCCAATGTCCAAAGTAACCTTTTCAGTATCCTCATACTTAACGCCTGCCTCTTTTAATACGCCTTTAAAGACAGCTTCAACGATGTCTCCAATCATCATATTCATCATAAAATTAGTTGGCATTGGTATCGCTACCTCTGGCTTATTCTTTTCATACCAGAGTTGGCAAGTGGGGCGACCTACATTAGACATTCGTATTTTGAAATCGCCCCGCTTTTTACCGCTGCCAAACTGATTGCGCAGAGCATTTGCTACATCTGCGGCTACCTGTTGAATGGTAGCCTCAGTCATGGCACTGTCTCCACGAACCGCATCAGTCATATACTGATGCAGTGTTAGTTCAGCGGGATGGTTCATTATGCTGCATCTTCATCGTCAATATCAATATCAACAATGTCATCTACTACGTCTACATCCTCGTCTTCCATTTTAGCATTAGCTTTTTCTGACCAAGAGTTTAGAATGTAGGTGTTGTAGTTGTCTACCCAAGAAAGGAAATTAGCAAACATGTCGTGCTGCTCTTTTTCAACCTCAAGTACTTTTGTGACATCCAGAGACGCAATAGGTACGTAGTAGGATGCACCTGTAGGAATCTTACGCTCATCAGATTTTAGATTGATGACGTGTTGAATGGGAAGTAACGACATCTTTGTCATGGTAGCAAAACTTTTACCTAACTCAGTAAATGCATCACGATTGTCAATTTCCCATACTACTGGTGTTTCATCCACGTCTACTGGATTACCTTTGTCGTCCGTAGGGTTAATCATCTCAACAGTACCAAGAATTACACGAACACGCTTAATTGACTTTAGCAGTTCTTGCATCTTCTTAGGCAATGCTTGGAAGTCCTTGATGTACCCAGCCGGTTTACCGCAGTTAAACCCGCCATCATTGTCTTTCAAGTCAGACTGAAGTTTAGCGTCATCAGTCATAACACTCTTAACATAACGGTTAGGGGATTTGCCTGTAGCCTGCACAAAACGCTTGTACATGAAACGCTGTAGAAACGGACGTATCTTAATTTCTGAAGCGTAGTAGGTTGGGCCATCTGGAATTTCCAGTTTGTAAGAACCGCCTTCCACTACTTCAACATTAACCTTTTTACCGTTTACTTCTGCTGGACCCATGAGTGGGGTATGGTGTATGCGCAGTCGTGCCAGTGAACTACTAGCAGCACCTGTAGGTTTTTCATTAGCAATGCCCATAGCCTTTGCCATAGCAGCATAGTTGTTTGTGTCGATAGTCGTAAGTTGTGACATATATTTCTCCTTTCATAAAAACAATGAGACATAGTTATATCATGCTATGTCCTTAACGTCAAGCCAATTCGGACCTATTTTTGCCTCTAAAAGTAAAGGCACATTAAACTCTACACCCCAGCGTATTGTAATCAGTTCAAGTAGTCTATCATTAGTGTCTTGTATTACACTGATAACCTGTGCTTCTTCATCTGGGTGTATATCAATAACAATACTGTCGTGAACTGAATTTACTATACACGATTTCATATCCTTTAGCAAGGACTCAATGTGTAATAATGCAACAGGAACAATATCCGCTGTAGCAAACGATTGCACAGGATAATTCTTGATCTGTGTAAAGTGTGATACACGCCCACTAGCTTTACGTACCACATTCGGGAACGAAAACTCACGACCACTGGGCGTTGTTATTTTTTGTGTTTCTATAGCCTCTTTAGCCAATCTGGAATGCCAAGCTGCCACTCCCTTGTATTTGCTGTTGAAGTGTTCGTAGTACGCTGCTTCTGCTTTGGTTCTACCATATCCTGTTGCGCCGTAGAGTGGTGCAAACGTATGCGCCTTCGCATCTTGGCGAGACGTAGGTTGACCAGCATCGGTAATAACTTTAGCGGTGTATGCATGTACATCAAATCCAGTAGATACTTCTTCAATCGCTACCTCATCTTGTGATAAAAATGCAGCGGCACGGAACTCAAGCTGCGCAAAGTCAGCTTCCATTACCTTGCCACCATCGAATCGTGACACAAATACTTTCTTAACAGGAAACGTGCCGCCACGTGGCATGTTCTGCATGTTAGGATTAGCACCACTAAAGCGACCAGTAGATGTGCGATGCTGTAGTAAGCTAACATGCAGCTTACCATCCTGCTTAGTGTAGTTACGTATACCCTCAACAAAAGAGGACAGGTATGTGTCAACTGCACTAAGCCTGCGTACCTTGTACAAGAAGTCAACTGCATCATCCATACCTTTGCTCTTAGCCCCTGCTTCTAGTAGTTCAAGGTTCTGCTTACTAGTGCTAAAACCGTTTGCACTCAACCACTTAGATGATGGTGGCTTGAACTTGAAACCAGCCAAAGTGTCTGATGGTATAAACAGAAACCCTTCTGTATTACATTCAGCGCATCTGCTGGGTTTAGCAAAAGGCTCACCGTTCTTCTTTGTCTTACGGACGTAACCTGTACCGCTGCAAGTGTGGCACTGTTGTGCTACAGTTTTATACAGACGTTCTGTGCCGTAAGAAACCATACTGCGAAACGACACGTCATCCATGTAAGGGTCTATCTTACTAGCCCAATCTGCTTTATCAATGACTTTCCTACCATAAATAACCCAGCCTAATTGTTCTGGACTGTTAAGATTGATAGGCGTGTCACCCATTACGTGACGCACATGTGACTGCAACGCTCTCTCTAAATCCTCACGCTCTTGCTCAAACTCTGTTTTCACCTCATCTAACTTAGACATATCAACAGCAAATCCACGCTGGTAAATACGTGCAAGTGTAACGCATACCTGATTAGTGAGATCGACTGTGCCACGTAAGCCACTATCTGTAGGCGTATTCAAGCGATACATTAGTTTGTCACATAGCTGTTGTGTAGCGTTAAGGTCAGCAGACAAGTACTCGCACAACTCATCGTGTGGTATGTCACGTGTGCTATACCCCTTCCTAAAGTATTCTTTTAGCGTGTCTTGCTTCTTAGTTTCCAACTCGTAGCGTTCCGCACATGCCTCAAGAGACAGGGGTTCTTTGTTTCCCCGCTGCAACACATACTCAGCAAGCATTGTGTCAAACACAGGGCCATCATAAGTGAAGCCCGACTCCCAAAGCCAGAGCAAATCGTAAGCTGCGTTGTGACAGATAAGCACCGTAGTGTCATCAAGCCACTGCTGCACGATAGCGTGTCCATCTGGTGTGGCATCAACTTCACTGTGGTCAAAGGTAATGATACGTTCAACCCCTTGGTCATTTAGCATACCCACGAGTGTAAGTGAGTTCTCTGATTCAAATGGATCAAGGTGTAACTTACCATCCCTTGTTGTTGTTGTGTTTTCTACATCCAGTGTTAGCTTCATACTGTATACCTCGCTGTTCTGTATTCAAGTTCACAGTGTACCACACCATGCCAACCTGACAACTTATTTTTTACTACGTTCAAGTGACGCTGGGTATCTTCTTCTTCCTGCCCATCAACCACAGGGTTCTTAGCAATCAAGACCATCAGGTCAGCTTCAGCAGCCTTACCTGTACGTGAGCCTTCCATCATAGACTGGTTCAACAGAACCTTACCCTCTGCCTCTGCAGATAGCTGAGACATGTAGAATACAGCACACTCATATTGCTTGGCAATCTGCCTCGCGTGTACGGCGTTAGCCTTGAGTGATTCATCCTGTCTGGCAAATCCACCTTTAGCGAACTTATCACCCATGTCAAGAAGAACGATGTCTGGCTTGTAGGACTTGCATACAGACTCCACCCAATTCATATCCCGACCTGTGGCATCCTTGATCTTGATGCGGTTCTTTACAGGCTCATACAATTCACGAGCCTTGGCAGGGTTCTTCTTAATCTCCTGCATAGTCATGCCTGTGGCAGCAGTAAGGTATCTAGCACCTACACGATGGTAGCCTTCCTCGTTACACAACACAATGCAGTTAGCACCTTGTTGTGCAAAGCCACCCGGACTTGCAATCAAGCTGGCGTGAAAGGATGTCTTGCCGGTGTTAGGTCTTGCACCAATCTCAATCAGGTGTCCTGCGTTTACCCCCTCAACCTTACGTGTAAGGCTAGGAATGTTGAATGTCCAACGTGCCTCTAGGTCATTGCGTAGCAGCAATGTGTCCATGTCAATGTCATCCCACTCAATATTTAGATCGGGTGTGAAGTCATCTCCATACTGCTCAAGAAGCTGACGCAAAGGCTCAAGGCTAGACTTGTCACCATTCACGTAGTCAAATCCTAAGTTGGCAATGTCCTCACCTACTACCTGTTGAAACAGCTTAGACAACACTTCTTGAGCCACGTCACTGCCCATAGGCTGTTCTGCCTTAATCTTATGAAACAAGGCAGAGTACGCCTGTTTTTGTGCAGTTGTCAGCGTAGGATTGTTTGACATAAACAATGCCTCAATCTCATCTGGTGTTACAGTACGCTCGTAACGATCCATAGCTGTATCAATAGCCTGCTTAATCTTACGCACGTCCTTACTAAACAAGCGGTCTGGACAACGTGCGCCACGATGATCTTCGTAGAACTCCTTGTCCATCAAACTTCTAATCAGTGATAATTCCATTTAAATTCTCCATATCTGTCGGGTTACGATATTTCAAGTCATCTTTCAGCTTGAGTACACGAACATCGTTGACGTGTCCTCGTAATTCCTTCGCCATCTGTAGCGTCTTCGGTAACGCATCGGGGTCTAATGCTATAATCGCTGTTGAGAACTGTGCAAGATACCCTTTATGCGCCTCTTGTAGAGATGTCCCAAGAAGCGCAACCCCGACAAAGGAGCCGTAACCAACAACGGCTGCGCTTACACAGTCCTCAACAACAACTGCGACTTTACCACAACCATACGTGTATGGCAAGCCACTTTTTCCATATCTTTTCCATTTAGGTAGACGCTTACCGATAGCACGGCCTGTAGCATCTACAATCCTTCCATCATGTACAACAGGAAAAACAATTCTGTCATCCTTCACATCATACATTACGCCTAACTCATCTGGGTCTAGCTTGTAACGAAAGCAGAAGCTGAGTACGCTGCGCTTATCTCTGTGCGGTACAATGTAACTAGGAAGTTCAAATGTCTGCGTAGCAAACTGCTCTGCACCTGCAAAGCCTGCACGTATATCGTCTACAGATAGGTGTACACGTGTGCCACCACTGACACGACAAGACACTTTGTAGCAATTCCATACGAGACTACCCATGTTATTGGTCACAGTGAATGTCTTTAGACCACCACACTCAGGGCAGTTCATACGCTTACTTTCTCCATTAGATAAGTGTAAATCACTTACTATATTATATATATTATTCATATTATATCACTTTCCTTTGCGGCAGTTAGATGCTTTTACCATGTATTTTTCTAGCTGTCAATGCACTATTTGCACTAGAATACGTATTTTTCATGTATGGCTTTACAGATTGTGGGTTAGCATGGCCTGTAACCGACATTATTTGTGCCATACCGACACCTGCTTCTACCATTTCAGTTGTGCCTGTCCTTCTCAAGTCAGACAGACGTAGTTCTTTTGGTAGTCCCGCTGCATCCATAATTTGCCGTGCATATTTTGGTAGTTTACGTATAGTGTATGGTTTGTACTCACCCTTAATAGGATAGGGACGAGGGACTACGTACTGCTGGAACCCGAAGTCTTGCTCCTGCTGTACTAACATTTCCAACAAGTCATCTTCAATAGGCAGATGAACCTCTGCTTTACGTTTAGATTGCTCTATAAAGACACGAGCGTTGTCAAAGTCTATAGCATCCCATGTGAGCAAACGCATGTCACCAAGACGTTGACACCACTCATACGCCATGTGGGCAATCAATCCAATGTTGCGGGTCTTAAAATCGCTGTACGCGGCCTCTAGAAAGGTTTGCATATTACCCCTAGTCCAAACAGTCTTGCGCCTCTCTGTGGCTCTCCTACGCACCGTAGAGAAAGGATTAACGTGTACGTGTTCCATTCGCACGGCGTAGTTGAATAGTATACGAGTCACAGACATGACGTGATTAGCGAAAGGTATTCCTCTTTCACACCAAAGATCATACGCAATCTTAGCACGTTTGCTTGACACTTGACGGTATTCTATGTTACCTAATATCTTATCATCAATATTTGTGTCCATCATAACGCCTAAAAAGTATTGATACTGTGACTTAGTGTCGTCACGTAAGTTCCTGTAATCAATAGAAGAATAGTACTTCTGCGTCAGTTCATTAACTGTTGTCATCTGGTCTTCCTTGTCTATGATTGTTTCCTATGTAGTATAAATCAGATGCCAGCTTTAACAGTTTGTTAAACCACATCAGATCACTTTTTAAGCCATCTTGTATATCAAACACACCGTAGTATCCACCAGCAATCATGCCAGCTACTGCACCTGTAGTATCACTGTCGTGACCACGATTTACAGCCTTAATAATACAATCATTAAAATTATCAGTAGTTTGAAATGCCCACATTGCGGCTTCATATGTCTCTTTTACATATCCACCAGACATAACATCATTCCTGTCAATATCAATAGGAAGACGATATTTATCGTACTTTTGCAAAGGTTCACCACAATACAATTCTTCTGCCAACATACAACTATACTTCACACACTCCTCACTACCGTGTGTCAATAGTGTTTGCTGTGTAGCAAGTTGAATAACGTGTTCACGAGAAGTAGCACATAAAACAATAGGTGCAATTCTCATAAGCGCACCATTACCCGAAGATTTTGGATCAGTACTACCAGCATACACTGTACCTGAACTGGCATAATTTTGTAACGCTTTTACAGTGGTAGTTCCTATATCAAAGCACCGGCCTCTTGGTATGAACTCACCATCAAGATACCACTTGAGGAAGTTTTTCATTATAGCCTGTGCATTGAAACCTTTGTTGTACCGAATGGCGCAGCCCATTGCATAGGCCATAGCTGTATCATCTGTCCATTCACCTTTCTGTACATCCCAAATACCACCGGAGTGGTACTTGGTAATGTAGTTGTCTGGGTCACGAGCCTTTTGAAACTCTAGGGGTGCGCCAAGCGCATCACCCACGGCAAGCCCAATAAGCATACCCCATGCGTGTTCAACTCTCTTTTGCATAACGCACCCCTTTCTGTTTGTTAAGCTGCCACCAGTTGTTTGAACTGTGGCGTTTCAATCCATGTAGCTACCTCATGTTCACGCTTGAACATATTGACAGCATCATTGTCATTGTGCGTCTGACGCAATAGAAATCCATTACGCTCATCAGCATATGTGGCATAGTTTGTGAAGGCACTATACAATGCAAACACGTTGCGTCCACGTGTGCTAACCTCTTGATTATAAAGAGTAAACATCTTCTCAGCTTTCTTCTCTGACTTGACAATACTCTGCAGCAAATCAGGAACATTGACGTGCAGAGGCGTATTAGCCATTTTTTGTAGCTGTTCAGTCTGCTGGTCAAAAGCACTCTTAGAAGCCAACAACTCATCAATGAACGTGTTCATGCTAAAGAACGTAGTGTTCTTACGCTTAACCTTATCATGCTCACCGCGTATCATTCCATTGGTGCAGAAGAAATCAATAGCACCAAAGAAAACCATGTTGCTGCACGATCCATCTACCCCATGCAGCGCGATAATGCGTTGTGAGATATTAGTTTCGTGTTTGTCAGTCGTGATAGTAGTGGTCACGTTAGGTAGCACAATGTCCATCAATGCCCACGCATTTTTACGAGCCGACTTCCATGTAACCTGTGCGTTTACTAACTGGTCATCAGACAAGTGTTCTGTCATTGCGTCCTGCACACCAGTAAAGAAAGCGGTGTGGTCAGCGCAGTTGAACTTATCACCTACGATACCAATGTACTCACCTGTCCTAGCGTTTACTACATAACGCTTGTCGTGTACTTTAGTGTCCTCAAACTCAACCTCAAAGTCAAGATGGTCTGGGATAGGCGCAATCGCCTGCTCAAAATCTACTTCAGTTATAAAATCTAACGGCATAGTGTATCTCCTTTTTTAGTGGTAACTGATACTTGTTTATATCAGTAAGCAATCACAAAGTCAACTCTTCTTTTAGTAGTTCCAGTATTTTACTTCAACACTGTCATCGACAAGTAACCGCCTTAACGTGTACCATGCCTGATCCATGCTGCGTAAATCATCGTAGCTGATTTCACATAACTCAGACACTGCTTGTCTGATAGGTACAAAAGCCTGTAGCATTTCCAGCACAGCCTGTTGTTGTTTAGGTGTCATGCTTTTCCATGTGGCAGCAGCCTGCTCTTGGTTGATTTCCCATTCGGTCTTTGTTTTTTTCTTTGTCATACCTATTCCCCTTTCACTTGTTTAGTCCGAAAAAACATATTCCTAGAAGGGTCACTATTCATATACTTACGAGCGTAGTATGCTCTGTGATTGTTAGATAACTTAAAAGGAACATCACTAACTGTTTCTATGTCCGTATGCCACCTTATCCTTTCAAATATAGCATTTACACTATACACATTGCGACCAGAGTTCTTTGCTTCATCGGCAAACTTAACAAACAAATCCCACACATGTGGATTATTTGCATCAAACTCATTAAACTTTTCTTCAAGTACATTCATATCTATTCTCCTTTCAGTTTACTATTGCAGCTAAAATGTGAGCAATCAATTCTATAGTTATCCATCCAATTACATACTCCATTACTGCTTACCTTTCATCCATTGTGGCATTTCACGGCCTTTGTTATACCTTGCAAAGCGTAACTTGTCAACAACATAAAACGCACGGTAAGCCATGATAGGCCAACGCTCATCTGTCTTGAGGTCATCATGACCGCTGAAGCATTGCGGGTGTGGTGTAAGCCCAGCAGCACCTTCACCTGTCTTGTTTGGTATGTGTTTGCTGCCGTGATACAACGCAGCTTTGTGTTTACCTGCGCCATGTTCTTTGCCATAGCGGTGTGTGTATTCACGCAGCATAGCGTCATACAGGGTGTATGCAAACTGGTAGTTAGCTTGTGTTTCCATAGCCCACAGTGTGCATGGATGCTTCTGATGCACAGGCTTGTACAAACCATGAGCCTCTGCATAGTCAGGTGCGTGATGCCACAGGCTAGTGCATAGCATCTGCGCTTCTTCCAATGGCATCTTGACAATGTGTTGGTCACATAGCTGCTTGGCTATGGCATCGGGGTGATGGTCAATTAGAAATCGGTTCATTGTGTTTCTCCTCTGCTACGGAAACAAACATATCAAATATCTCCTGCAACTCTCGTTTAATCCACCTATTATCTATAACATAATCATCTGACACATTATCTAACATATCAAGTATCATATGCAATCTAATATAGGGATTGTGTGGCTTGTTTGTGTTTAGCAAAAGTGTTACTTCATTTAGGCTCATTACAATTCTCCATGTACCATGTCTTGAACTTGTGAAAAGCTAATAGCTTGTACGCTTCCAAGTCAAGGGTTTCCCAATCTCGTATGCTAATGCCACATACTTCATGCGTGTTTTCAATCTCAGCATCCAGCATCACCATCAGAGCATTAGCTTCGTTGTGTGTTAGCTGTATCCATAGTTTGTTATCTTTAGCCATTGTAATCATCTCCTTCATCACGTTCCTGTAAGTTCTGTACATCTATATCATCACAGATATACGAGTAGTCGTGGTTAGGTAAAGTGAACAGCTTGATGCTGCCATCCTCATTACGGACGTAATCATCAGCTTCAAAATCCACTACTGCTATGGACAAATCCCAAACAGTTGCGCCGTATGTTTTATCGGGGTCAAACATTGTTATTTTCCTTTCGTGGATAATATACCTCTACCATGCTGTCGCATTTAGGGCAAGCCAGTATTGTTACCATGCTAAACTCATCACCTCGTGCATCAGCATACTCATCTAGGTCATGGTCATTGCCCCAGATTAACTTGGTATTACAGTGCCAGCAGTTCATGTGTCAATCTCCTCATCTACTAAAGATATATCTCGCACCATAGATGACACACACTTCATGTCTTTGTCTATGTACTTGAACATATCATCTTCGCTATTGCATAGGTCTATTGCTCGTTTGTATGCAGTAATCTGTGCTTGGCGCAGGTCTGGTGCATCCACTTCATATGTGAGCAGCAGTTCAACTATGTATTTCATATGTCAATCTCCTCATCCAGTTCATCTATAACAGACTTGGTGTAGTAACACAAAAAGTTACAGTTAGGGCATTGCTCCTGTACTGTTTCATGTACCTCTACATGATTGCAGTTAAGACATTCATGCTGCGTCATCGTCTTGCTCCTCTGCATACTCAGCTATACGCTCACCAATACCAAACTCAAGGTCAAGGTCAGGGTAATCTTCTACTACACTTTCCACATCGGTAGAAACCCAGTCGTCACCATCGGTGTATTCACCAATGTATCCCCAGCCTTCATCAAGGTAACGTGCATTGATTTCAAAGCCCATGTCTACCAGCTTGTCGAAGACAGGGATAGGTGGTGACCACGCAGTATAGAAGTACAGTTGCAGTGTGTTAGCGTCAATGCGGGTACAGTGTGTTTCATACACATCCCACTTTGTACCCCAGTTCTCTAGCCGCCAGTCATACCAGCCTGATGTGGGTTCATTCTCGTCATCACGAGGCTCTGGTATCAAGTGATGACACAGTTCTGTACCCTCTGTGTTCATTACGTTGTAAATCATGTCAATCTGTTGGCTGTCATCGTGTGACAGGATTACTCTGTTGTCTGTATGATTAGGCATATTAATTCTCCTTCAATGCATCAATTACTAGGTATATAACTACAGCCGTACCAATAACCAGATACCCAACGATGAACACGTCATCCATGCCCACATCAGGCATCTGGTTTTGTAAGCACAGGATTGTGTTGCAGTCAAGCATTGCCATCTATCGTTGTATGACAAGTGCTTTTGATTTTCTCCCACTCATCATCGTCCAGTGTTTGTTTGATTGCTTCCCATTGGTCTACAATGCCATGCCACAGTTCGGGCTTTTCCTCACGCATCTCAGCCTGATTTTGGAAAATCTCTAGGTAATCCTCTCGCATGGTATGCAATGACATTCGTTCCGGCTTGGTCAGTAATTTAGTCATGTTCTATCTCCTTCGTAAATGGCGTATAGTTCATCAGAAGTAAGATGTTCAAAGGCATCTGACGTAACCATATAATCTAGGTATTCATCTTCTTCAATACCTACGCATTGCATCCAGCAACCGCTTTCTTCCATGTCACCATACTCACTTTCAAACGCGGCGTAGTCTTTTGCGCCGTTTTTTGATGCCTCATCAAGACTAGAGTAGACACCCATTGTTGCTACTACAATGTCCTCTGGCTCTCCATCAGGACTGTTGTAATAGGCGTGGGATAAACCTGCGGGTGACATATCACCCATTGTCATTACTTGTACTACATATCTCATTATGGATACCTCCTACCTTGGTGTGCGGCAATAGCTGCCTGTTCTGGTTCATCTAAATCGAAAGCACGATTGATTATTGTGACACGCATAGCCTGTTCAGCCATACGATTACGCTGCCACTTAGGTGCTTTCTTGTTCACCTTTTTGATACGATTTTTCATCTGAGTTTTTATTCGCATCTGCTTTATCCCTTTTTCTGTTATATTTGGTTTTGTCGTGTACTACTTGTGGCCTACGTCTATTGTATGCCGCAACTGGATTATGTATTTTAGTTATACGATATACCATAGTCAAGACCTTTCTTTGTGCTGATAACGATAAGAAGTTTCGCATGGGTGGGGAAAGGACACCTATCGAATGGCATCACAGACCCACCCACACTTACCTAGCGTTTGTCCTTTTCAGGCCGCACTGCTAGATCAACCGCAACATATAGTCGCTTGTTGTTTAATCACATACTTGGCACGATTGATATACTGCCGCGCAGTCTCATGCCTACCAACCGCAATACATTCTTGTGCATCTGATAAGATAGACATTGCCAGCATTGTCAAGCCACCCATCAAAGGTTCTTGCCAATCCTCTACCAATTCATCCAGCCATTCTTTAGGCATACCGTACATGTGTTCAAAGGCTTGTTCACGATTGTGTTGTGTATCTGGTAACATATCTTTACCCCTCATCTGCCATTGTTAAGATAAAACCGGACAGGCCACACGCCGATAAAAACAGGCACATACCTGACATAACTATGTGGTCTAGGTGTAACATGATAAATGATACACAGAAAAACAGTACGCACATACCTAGACCGATAACCATTAGAACTAATTTGTCAAACATTTTATCACCTCTTACCCTACTACAAAACCAGACTGGTCATGCACTGCTTTACCCTTGGCATACAGCGCAGACACTACACCTTGCGGCTCAAGAAAACGCAAGTCACTATCGTCACCATCGACTACATCCATGCCCAAGAATGACTTGGGTATCTGTGTACGATAACGAAACACTACAGCCAAACGCATACCCATTGCCCTAGCAGTCTCAACATGACGCTGATACTTTTCTACACCACTGTAGCTGAATGTCAAGTCATAGATTGACGTATCAGGCACAAGGCGGTTGGGTATCTTGGTGTAGTCATAGAAGTGTACACCAAATGCGTTATGTAGTCGCACCATGTCATCCCATATCTTGAGTTCCCACCGAATATCAGTAGTGCCATTGAGCCTGACAGCGCACTTGTAGCCATGCTTGGCACAGTACTTGGCATGTTTCTCTATCTCACGCAGAAGCATAGCCTTGAAGTCATCCCAGAATTGCAGCATGAATAGCGTCTTGCGTAGTCTGGACATCTGTACACCAGTCATAGCACCCCTGCCAGCAGTGTTCAGGCAAGCATCAATGCAAGATGCAGTCTCAGCCATTGCACACATATTGACACCGCTTGAAGATGCAGGGGAACCATAGAATATGGCAGTAAGCACCCCATACTTTTCACCCTTGACAGTCTTAGCGTCACCACTGACACCTAATAGTTTAGTCGGAAACTCGCTAAACCACTTGGTAAACTTAGGGCTTGCGTGTATCTGTGCGACAACATCGGCTGGCACTTTAGATAGATCGTAAATGATTGTCATGTGACACCTCACTTGTTGGTTGTTGGTAGTGTATTTATGGGGTGCAATGCAACACTTGTCAAGCATTACATTGCAACCAACTTAGGCAGACTTTTTGCGTCCGGTTGGCTTACAAGCCAGATCAGTAATAGAACTGATATCAAACGTGCCTAGGTCAATGTTGTGGTTCTTGCGATCCAGTGTCTTGTCAACACCAGTAAGCAACAACTCAAATGTTGTCTTGGAATTGGACACAATACGCGAGCCATATTCCGCTTTCAATTCACGGGCAACAGTACGACTAGCGCGGTAAGCAGCCATTTTTGACAGCTTGAGACCAGTTTTCTTGTTGAATTTACGGGCAACACGAGCGAATTTTCGTGCGTTGTCCTCATTCAAATTTTGACCAGTCAGGCCAGTTGATTGTTTCCAGAAAGACACATTGATTGTTTGAATAGACATGAGCAATTCTCCATTGTTAGGTTAAACTTCATCGGGTTATGGGTATACATTACACCCCATAATCACACTATGTCAACAACAATTATGGGGTGACAATAAATATCTGGCAAAGCCTAGCATACCGTCACCCCATTGTTTTGTGTTTCACTCTCAATTTTCACCCGCCTTGCTAGGGCAGTTTTTCACACGCAATACATCAGCGGCATATCCAAGGATAGCTAGGGCATCAGTTTCTTGTGTAGTTACTTGTTGAGCCTGTAAAGTAGATTTAACCACTAGCACTGTAGCAGCCAGACTAGACAACTTACAAAACTAGTCTGTTCACATTACGCCCAACCCGCATTGACCACCCCAGAGATTTACACTAAGCCTTGACTTGTCGCACACTTGTTCCCTTGGTAGCAAGTGCCGCCTCAAGCTAGATACCTAGCCTTGATAGACTCTGGTAGCCTACGCCCTATCCACGCATTAGCGGGTGTTCGTTTCTTTATAGTCGGTCAACATATGACGCATAACCGACTTGTATTCTTGGCCACTTTATAGTCGGATCAATTCGCCTTCCCGACTTGGTATTTCTAGAGACTAATCGAAACCGTTTTACTTGTCAACAATCTTTTTTCAATCTCAATTCGGCTCACCCTCGCTAGGTACGTTACCACCGTTGTTTCACCTTGTAGCTACCCCAAGGGCTTGTCGCTAGTGTCACTGGCTTGTTTGCCGATGTTTAAGAGACTAAATGAAACTGTTTTGTTAGTC